CGTTCTGCTCAATGCGGTAAAGCCGTTCGCCGTGGACAACGTATAGCTTGCCGTCAACCGTTGCCATCGCGCGGCAGAATACCCCCGACAGGTCGCCGAAAATGATCGTACCCAGCACGGGCTTAACCACGATGCGGTCGCCGATAGGTTCGCGGTACATGTTGATAAGGCGCGATGACGCGGCCCAGCGGTTGTCGCTGTCCTGCGTGGATTGCGCGGCAAATTCAAACTTCACAGCCAGAACCTGCGATGCTGGCCAATGCGTGTAAGCGCACGCGGCATTTCCACGTCATTGATGACAAGATAAGCCGCCTGAATGCGGCGGAACCAAGTATCAGCGTCGAATGCTTGCGGGGCTTCATAATCGGGCGATAGGCGGGATGCCAGAAGGTAGATTGTGCCTTCCTCATACTCTGCACCTAGCGAAAATTGATCGGCTGCGGACAAATTGACGTGCGAAACATCAACGCCCTGCAACTTCCATGCGTGCATCATTGCGTTAAGCGCGTCGATGCCGTCGTTTAGGTCTGTGGCGCTGACCGGCTGGGATGCAGATGCAATGCCAATCTTTTGCAGCGCCTTGGTAACGATCTTTGCTGTTGTGGTCATTTCGTCACCTCACGCAAAAAGGAGGCGCGGCCATAACAGCCGCGCCCATTAGCTTAGTTCGACAGACGAGCGCCCAAGCGGGGGTCGATGCACTCGGCCTTGAACAAGATGTCAAAGCGGAAGGTCTGGGCCAGCGTGTTGCCGTCCACAAACTCGGTGCAAGAGATTGTCACCGCGTTGCCCGATTTGGTCGAGGTCTTCACGCCGGAACCGGTTGGGATATCCAGCTTGCGCGTCACCAGCGTCAAAGCAGACGGGTGGATCAGCAAGGACTGCTTGTAGGACGAGCCAGCGGTGCCAGACTTCACAGTGATCGGCGCGTTGTCCGCAGGAGCGGCAGTGACCGTCTTGTAAGCCCCATCCGTGATGATCGGGGGGCTGATGGTCAGCGCCGCAGGGCCAGTGGACGCACCTGAGTTAGCGTCCGACAGGACCGTGAACGTCTGCAAGCGGCCAGTGCTGACCAGCGACACAGGGTTGACGGCAAACACGCCAGCGATGGTAAAAATATCGCCTTTCTTCAGCACGCCAGTTGTCGAGGCAGTCCAACCGTCAGTTGCCAGCGTTTGCGACCAAGACTGCTTGGACGCAGCATAGGTTACGTTCTGCGAAGCGCCGTTGACCAGCGGAGTGCCGCCCCATGCGCCCACTGTGTGCGTCGGGGCATAGACAGACTCGTAGTTGGTGAAGCCTGCGTAACGGCCAAAATTGGCCTCCTCCAGCGCCGTCTTGGCTTTGGATTGAACGTAGGTGCCTTTCAGGCCATCAGCCAGATCAGCGGTTGCCTGCGGGCTGTGGATGCCCACGCGGCCAGTCGTCGGAACAGCCCCATCGGACAGGATCGCGCCAACATCGGCCAGCGACTTGAACGTGCTGGGGATGGTGCCAGGAGTGCCGCCGAAGTGGTAGAACTTGCTGTAGGTGTTGGCAATGTCCGCCTCAACGCGGTCGGCCAGCCGGATCATGGCGGGCTTGATCACGTCTTCGGACAAGCGGTCAAAGCTGAATGTGCGCTCTTTTGCGCCGATCTGCACCGCGATGGATTCGGTGCGGTCCATCTTGATCGGCACGGTGGCCTGCTGGATGTCTTCGCGGTAGCCGGTAATGTCGAGGTTGTTCGACTGACCGATGTACTGCGCAGGCTTGCGAATGCTGATCGTGTCACCGACGGTGGTGTATTCGTCCGAATAGTCTTTGTTGATCATGGACCCCATAACGAGGGAGTTTTCCATGTGCATAAGGCCTTCATTGACGATCTTGGACGGGGTTAGAAAATCGTTTGCCATTTGGCTAGTCCTTCAAAATGTGCCGCCTTTTTCGCGCCATGCTGCATATTCCGCGATTGTCATCTTTTCGGGATCACGCGACGGGGATGCCTTGCCCTTTACGGGGTTGATCGGCTCGGGGGCTGTTGATGTGGTTTTAGGCTTCGGGGCTGCGAGTTGGGCCTCAAGGCGTCCAATGGCGCGGGCCATTTCGACGGGGGGCAGACCATGCATTGCTGTTGCGATTGTCGGGGTTTTGCCCATCGCGTAAGCAATCTCTGCCGCAACGTCCGATTGAACGATGAAACGCGCCATGTCCGGGGTGATCGGCACGCTGTCAGACAGCGCCACCTTTTCAAAATCCGGGTATCGCGTCCGCGCCTCTGCAATCTGGGCATCCCAATTTTGGGCGTCCTCAACCTGCTTGCGCTGTTCAACCGCTTTGACCTGCTGTAGCGCCGCTTGCGCTTCGGCCTCTAGTCGCTGCTGTTCGCGCCCGTCCATCGCCGTCAGGCTGGCATGGGTATAAAGCGCGGCTTGGTAATCTTCGTAATCGGGATAGTCGGCCTGCGTCGGCTTTTTCAGACCTTGGGCAGCACGCCGCATCCGCTCAAGCTGCTCTTGTGCAGCCTGTGCCTTTGCTGTTGCTTCCGCCTCGCTTGTCCGTAGGGCCTCTTGCGCAGCCTTGCGACGTTCCCGGCGCTCTGCTGACTTGCTCTTTTCCTCGGCTTCGGCCTTTGCGGCGTCATCCTCGGCGGGCTGGCTTTCGTCCTGCCCTTCGTCGTCTACTTGGGACTCAACCTGATCGGCGTCGTCCACGACTTCATCACCAGCCTCAAGGGCCGGGGTTTGATCGTCGGTCATGTTGGGTTCCTTACTGCGGCTGATACGCCTGTTGGAGTGCCGCAGCGACTTGCTGTTGCACGATTTGAGCAATGACGCCGTTTAACTCGCCCGTAAGCAGGGCAGTCTCTAGTTGCGTCTTTGCCGCTTCGGCCTGCGCCTTTTGGGCGTCGGCTTCGTCTTCTGTGGCGCTGGCGTTCTTGCTGCGGATTTCCGCCTCTGCCATGGCCATCTGAACCTGCTTTGCAATCTGCGCTTCTTGCTGCGCCTCCTGCTCTTGCTGTTGCTGCGCCTGCATCTGCTGTTGCGCGGCTTGCTGCTCCTCTGGCGGCAAGTCTTCGATGCCGATGATGCCGGGGGGCAGTATTTTCTTGAGGCGGGCTGCGATCTTGTCCGCTCCGGGCCAATCCATTGCCTCGGCGATAAGGTCGCCAGCGATGCCTGCTGCTTGCGGGAACGCCTGCACGAACTGCATCATGCTTTCCGCAGTCTCTTGGCGCTGCGTCGTATAGTTCGGCCCAACGGTCACGCGCACATCATACGCACCCTGCGCCAGCATGTTGATCTGCTGCACAGCCTGCTGCATCGGGTCCATGATGATCTGATTGACCGGAACTTGCTGCTCTTGATCGTCTTCGCCCACAATGCGCAAAACGCGGGGCGTGTCATAAACGCGGGGGATCATATCGACCATGACCCGGCCCGCCTGCTCAATCGCCTTGGACAGGTTGTCGGTATAGATCGACGTGCTGATGTCGCTCTCAAGCTGACGCTGACGAATAGCAACACCCGACTTTTCGTTACTGGCTGCACCCATGCCCGCGTCGAAAATGCCGGTTGTGGCCTTCATGTCGTCTTCGGCCCGCTGCATTCCGGCCATGATGGCTTGGGACATGACGGGCGGGCTTAGACGCGCAGGCGGCGGGGCCTTCGGGTCAGGGATGTAGGGCAGATATGCCTTGTTGCCTTGGTTTGCCAAATCCCAGAACGATTCCAGCCCTGCGATCTGATCGGCAGTCACCAGAAACGGCGCTTTGGGCTGCAGTGCTGTGGTTTCGGCGTCTGCGCTAGCGTAATAGTTGTAAATCTGCTGCGGTGCCTTGGCGTGGCGGATGACGGACGTGCGAACTACGCGGTCGCCAATGTTCATTTCTTCGCCAGTCACGGAAACGACGGGAATGTACTTGCTGGGGATTTCGGTGGGGCCTTCCAGCACGGACTGCCCGCTGACCTTTGCCCACCAGACCTTGAACTCAGTTACCTTGCGTTTCTTGGTGGCAAATTTCAGCGCCTCCTTGTCGTCGGTAACAGTGCCGTCCGAAAGAATGCCAATAGTCTTTTCCGTTGGCTCTTTCCAGAAATACTCAGCAACCACGACTGATCCGGCCTCGCGCCAGTTTTCCAGCCCGTCCGTTGTGCCGTCATGCTCTACGTCTTCGGAAGATGCGTCAGGGTATGCCTTTTTAAACTCGTCCGCGTCCATTTGGTCAGTGATAAAGCAATAGCCAGCATCGGACCGCGTGGATTTACGCGCAGCAGGGTCCCAATACACGGCCAGCGGATTGGGGATGCTTTCAATGCGGATCACCTGATCGAACGAGGCGTCATGCTCGTACTCTGTCAGGATGCGGAAGTTACCAATGCCACACTGTGCAGCGGATTCGGCTGCGGTCTCGTACACACTGGAAGCATCGCTCTGCGCTTCGATCTGACGGATTAGGCCTGCCATGATTTCGGCGACTTGCGGGTCAGCTGCATTGTCAGCGGCCAGCACCTTAACGGCGGGGTTTAGTTTGCGAATGTCGCCTGTGACTTGACGCACAAAACGAGGCAAGCGGTTGATCGTCAGCGCGGGGCGGGATTCGTCTTCGTACTCGGCAAGCACTTCCTCCGGCCACTGCTCACCAGACAGAAACTTGAGGTCATCAAGCGCATCAATCCGGTTTTCGCTGTCGCCGTCCACAGCCTCGGACATGCGGTCGCGGGCTGCTTTTACGATGTCTTCATTTTTCATCATCTAGACATCCATCCGCCGCCGCGCTTGCGTGCTGTTTGGTGAAACCGTGAAACGTCAACCGCTGGCTTGTTGTGTTCTTCATATGCGACCGCCATCAGCCCGAACGCATCAGCGCCGTGGCTTGACCAGTCGTGATTTGGACCAAGGCCAACGTTGCGCGTGTCGTCGCGCTTTTCGTGGTACGATGACAGCGCCAGCCGCCCCGCCTCTGTTGTATCGGCATGGAACCAGCACTGAGGCAGGATGCGCCGTACGGCCTCGATGCGCTTGGACGCCGCGCCCTTGCCTTGGTTCGGGATGACAATGACGGGAAAGCCCGCCTTTTCCAGATAACTTTCGTAAGACACATCGTGCACGCGGTCATGCGTTTCGCCATCGTGGGGCAGAACGCAGGTAATGCCGTCGTATCCGTTATCGCGCAGCCACTGCACATCAGCCGATAGCGGCTGACCTTGCGTTTCGCGGTAGTTCAGCACGCGGATCTCTTTACCGACGAACTGCACAAGCCACAGCGTGCGGGCGTCAGCCTTTGCGCCGGTGCCGCCGATGTCCCAATAGGCGCGAACGCTTAGAAGCGGGTCCGCTGCAAGGTTGCCGATGCGGTTTTGCTGCTTGGCAAGCAACATGCCCGCCGTGAAGTATGCGCCAACAAAGCCCGTTTTGTGTTCGCCATCCCAGATGTGTCCGTATTGGTCGGGCCGCTCGTTCATATCTTTGACCCGTACCCGATTAAGCACGTCCGGGAACCACGGATTATCCTGCCAGTTCACCTCGGCAATTTTCGTGCGCTTGTCGTCGCTATTGCGGAACCGCGTCTCAACCGCTGCGTTGCGGCGTTCTGGGTTCCACGTCACCCACAATTCGCTATCTTCTTCGCGCAGTGTCGGGATCAGTTTTTCAAACGCCGATTCAGTAACCGGCTCGGCTTCGTCAATCCAGCAAAGCAGGATGCGGGCCTTAGACTTGATGCTGTTGATGTTGCGATCTAGGCCAGCGAACTTAAACGCGACACGGCCATCCTTTGTGCGGACGTACTTTTCGCCTATCTCAAAATGCGCAAGCAACCAATCCTCAGACTGGATAGCCGCCTTGATCTCCTCAAGCGATGAATCGTCCAAGCTGTTCATGAACTGGCGGCAGCAAAGGATGATGCCCTCGCGCCCTGCCTGTGACCACATAAACGCCCGGACAGCGGCCATCTTGGCAAAGCTGCGCGTCTTTGCGCTACCTCGTCCGCCGTATGCGCCTCGAACGTCTGCCTCGCCGGTGAATATGGGAACCAGCTTGGGTGGTAACTTAATCTGTACCTTCGACATCAGCGGCCACCAATTCAATGCGGCTGACGATCACAGGGTTGGCTGCGTCACCCGTCAACTGCGTCGGCAGCACCTTGCCCAATAGCGCCATAAAGGGGCCGGGGTTCTCTTGTGCCTGCAATGTCAGATAGCCGACCATGCCGCCGAGACCGCCCGCATCGGATGCTGCCTGCAAGATCGCGTCCTTTAACAGCGCGGTTGTCTTGTTGGGCGACCCCTTGGGACGGCCCTTGCCGCGATTGCCCGTATTGACGCCTACTTTAGGCGCGGCTGTCTTTGGTGCTGCCATAGCAATTTCGCACCCTACATGGGGCGCGTCCTCTGCTGGTGATGTGTAAAAAGCCTAACGCGTGTTGTTACGTCACGCGGCCTAGGTGCCTAGGGCTTGGCCCGCTTGGCGGGATGGCTGCGCGTCGGCTGG